GTTGCAATGGAGATTTTGATATGCCTGAAGTCATGAATTCTTTGATTGAACCTACACAAAACAAACCAACCATAATCACACCCGAGATGTTGAGTGCTTCACCCACTCCATCAAAACCCAAGAAACCACTGACCGAAAAAAAGACAATCACACTCTGTATGATTGTCAAGAACGAATCGAAGGTCATCGAAAGGTGCCTCGCTTCTGTTCTTCCAGTCATCGACCATTGGGTTATCCTAGACACTGGTTCCACCGATGGAACACAGGAAAAGATTCGCGAGTTCTTCAACAACGTCGGAATTCCCGGCGAACTACACGAAGAACCTTGGGTCAACTTTGGAACCAATCGTTCTAGAGCACTGGAACTCGCAAGAGACAAAGCAGATTATTCTCTCATGATTGACGCAGACGAAGTTCTTGTCTATGACTCAAACTTCGATCCCGACACATTCAAGAAGGGACTCGTCGCAGACATCTACAACATCTTTGCTTTCTACGGAAACACGAAGTATCATCGTCCACAGTTGACATCGAATTCGAAGGAATTCTACTATCGCGGAGTTCTTCACGAATATGTTGATTGCAAAGAAAAAATTGAGACGCGAGACTTTGCTCGTGGATTCATGAACACTCCGATCCAAGATGGAGCTCGTTCTTCCAATCCCAAGAAATACGAAGACGACGCAAAGGTGTTTGAAGAAGCTATTGCATCTGGAAATGTTGACGAGAAAGACTTCAATCGTTACCACTTCTATCTCGCACAAAGTTACCGAGATTGTCAACAATGGGAAAAGGCAATGGAATGGTATCAGAAGAGAGTGGATCTCGGTGGTTGGCAAGAAGAAGCATTCTACTCCAAGTATCAAATTGGAAGAATCATGGAGATCCTTGGGAAACCCATCGACGAAATCCTCAAGGTGTACTTCGACTCGTATCAGATGGCACCATATCGTGCAGAACCCCTTTGGGCGGCTGCAAGAATCTGTCGTCTCTACTCCCGTTTCGATCAGGGGTATCGTTACGCAAAGATCGCAATTTCATTGAATTACCCTGAAGGTGCTTTGTTCGTTGGACAAAGTGTTTACGATTGGGGTGTTTGGGATGAATACGCAATTTGTTCGTTTTGGACTGAAAAATACCGAGAGGCATACATCGCCACTGGTAAACTACTCCAAGAGAACAAGTATCCACAGGATCAGAAGCAGAGAATAGAAGCGAATCACAAGTTTGCTATGGATGCTTTGATAAAACGAGGCGGAACCATCTAAAATTCGGTTCAAAAACCATAAATAGAAATCTCCTAAATACTTTCTAGGTTTTTAGGAGATTTTTCACATGGCGAGACTCACAGGAAGACAGCAATTAATCGACTATTGCCTTCGAAAACTCGGAGCACCAGTGATCGAAATCAATGTTGATGGTAGTCAGATTGAAGATCGCCTTGACGATGCACTTCAACTTTTTTCGGAATTCCACTTTGATGGAGTCGAAAAAGTTTACCTCAAGTATCAACTAAAACAAGAAGACATAGATAATGGTTACATAACCATGAAAGCTTCGAACACAGGATTCGACGCTGCGGACAGAAACGTGACTGCGACTGAGTCGGGAGTCTCGGAAACAGTCCCATTAGAAGATCTCATCGCAAGTGTTATTAGGGTGTTTCAATTGAGGAATACTTCTATTGGAATGTTTGACATTCGTTATCAATATGCCTTGAACGAATTGTATACTTTCGGTTCGTTCGATTTGCAAAACTACGCAATGATTCAACAATATCTCAACTTGATTTCAGACATATTGACACCCGAAAAACAGATAGAGTTCAGTAGAGTAACAAACAAGATAACATTCCCCATGACTCTCAGGCAAGAATTCCAACCCGATGATTACATCATCATAGAATGCTTTAGGATTTTAGACCCAAGAGTATACCCCGAAATTTACAATGATCGTCTATTGAAAAAATATACCACAGCACTAATCAAAAAACAGTGGGGGGAAAACCTTTCCAAGTTTGAAGGAATCACCATGCCCGGAGGAGTGACTTTCAACGGAAAAAGAATGATCGATGAAGCACAAACTGAAATAGATAAAATAGAGGAACAAATCATCAATGAATTTGAACTCCCACCTTCTTTCATAGTAGGGTAAGATGGCAACTAACAAATATTTTATAAATTACAACTCTAGGTACGAGCAGACCCTTCTAGAAGATTTGGTAGTCGAATCCATCAAGATTCACGGTTTTGACATCTACTATCTTCCCAGAGAATTGAATTTTCAACCAAATATATTTGGTGATGACCCCATATCATCTTTCAGACAACACTTCATCATAGAAATGCATCTCCAAACTGTTGATTCCTTCGAAGGTGATGGGGATTATATCAGTAAATTTGGTCTTGAGATACGAGACAGTGCAACTTTCGTGGTGTCGAAGAAAAGATTCCAAAACGTCACAGACAAGTTCAGGCCATTGGAAGGTGATTTGCTCTATTTTCCCCTGACCAAGAAATTTTTGGAAATAAAATTCGTAGAACACGAAAATCCCTTTTATCAGTTAGGAAAGAATTATGTTTACACACTGAAAACAGAACTCTTCCAATACAGCGAAGAGAGTGTCAATACCAACTTGGACGAAATAGATAACGCGGTGGAAGAAAGAGAATTTACATCAACATTTAGTATAGGTTCTATCGGTGGTTCTGGCACATTCAGTGCAGGTGATGTTGTTTATTCATTCAACGATGGTTCAACTTTTGGATCGATGACTGCCGCAGATTCCACCGCAATAGTTACTGGATACACAGGTTCGAACCTGACAGTGAGAGAAACTGTAGGTGAATGGAAGGTTTCCACTGCTACCGAAAACAGGTATGTGATAAACAGTGATGTTTACGCCAAGATCAACAGCAAAACCACCAAAGTTGATTCTCAAACTTTCAATGATAACAGTCTCATTGAAACAGACTCATTGCAGTTCTTGGACTTTTCTGAGACAAATCCTTTTGGGGAATAATTTCAAATGTTCGAATTTTTCAATCATCAAATAACCAAAAAAGCGATAGTCGCATTCGGGTCCATGTTCAACGATATTTACGTTGCTAGATATGAAACAAACGGAACCGAAAAAGAAAGAATTAAAATTCCTTTGTCTTACATGTCAAAGCAAAAATTCATAAGTAGAATAAATCAAAACAGCACACTACAAAATAATTTTTATAATGCTTTGCCTAGAATGTCCTTTGATTTTAGTTTATTCAGTTATGATGCGAGTAGGAAAAACGATACATTCCAAAGAAGTTTATATAGGAAAGATAGTGAGGTATACTATCGTTACGGTAGAGTTCCTTATATAGTAAAATTTAACCTGAATGTATTTACCAAGAACACTGAGGATATGCTTCAGATTCTTGAGCAAATATTTCCTTGGTTTGCTCCTGAGTATTCGGTAAACATTAAAATGGTGAATCCTACCGATATGAGTGTTGATGTTCCTTTCATACTGAAAAGTGTAACATACGAAGATAATGTTGTTGATACACAAATGGATGCCGATAGGAAAGTGATAATAGCTACTTTTGAATTTGATTGTAAGTTATTTTATTATGGGCCAACAAGAAAATTAGATACCAATGGACTATCCGGTTCTACTGGAGACATGGCCATACCAGAAGGAATGGTAGGAAAAGTTATCACTTCCGTATTCACCCCCAATGTCGATGAACCTTTCATGACTTTGGAGACGGGATTGACGGGGAACGTAAACATAAATAATTTTGATTTAGGTCTTTCGGGAGCTAGCGCACAATATTACATGATATATACAAAAGACCCGTTTTCTTGAGGATTTATTTTTTGGAGTGTATAAATAGAAGTGGAAATTGGCGTTGTAGCCGAAGGTTCCTATGGAACTTTTACAAATGAGTGATAAAGTAGAAAAAAACATATCTGATGCTTTAGGAATAGAATATATTCCTGTTGTAGAAGAAAAAGAAATCAAAGAAATAAAAGCTGTACCAGCTACACAAGAGCAAGCTGATTCAGATTATGCCCTTGTAAGAAAAAATCTAAAGAACATAATAAGCCAATCTGAAGCAGCTATAGAAGGTATTCTAGATGTAGCTAGCGAAAGCGAGAGTCCACGCGCATACGAAGTGGTGGCACAACTGATTCATAGTAGTTTGGATGCGAACGGTAAGTTGATGGACCTCCATAAGAAGATGAAGGATTTGAATAAGGAAGAGGGTGGGAGTGGACCAAAGTCCATAACCAACAACTCCATTTATGTGGGAAGCACTGCGGAACTTCAGAAGTTCCTTTCG